GGGTGCTTTTGTGTATCTCGATCCTCCTTATGACATTAAGGATAATCTCTATGGGCGTAAGGGATCAATGCATAAAGGATTTGATCACGATAAGTTTGCTGCTGATTGCTCTTCTTGTTATATGCACCAATTGATTAGTTACAACTCTGATCAACTTGTCAAAGACCGTTTTATAGGTGAAAAATGGAACGCTGCTGAGTTTGATCTAACTTATACAATGCGTTCTGTTGGAGAATATATGCGAGAGCAAAAAGAACGAAAGGAACTCTTGCTGTTTAACTATAATAAAGATTTGTTATGGAACTGAAAGATTGGTTGAATTCTATCAACTTTACTAAAGAAGATATTGGTGAAACAGAAAACATTAGATCTTATCCTCCTTACATCGTCAACCGTTGTCTGTCTGGTCATATTGATTGCATACTGTTTGCAAATGAGATGAATCTAAATCATCATCTTGATAAAGATATGCAATATCAATTTTATCTAAATAGTCTGAGGAAAAGGAAGAGATTCTCTCCTTGGATCAAAAAGGATAAAATTGAAGACCTTGATATTGTAAAACAGTATTATGGTTACAGTAATGAGAAAGCATCTCAGGCACTAAGAATTTTATCTAAAGAACATCTCAACTACATCAAACAAAAACTTGAAACTGGAGGAAGAAAATGAGTGCAGTGAGAGAGCCCGAAGTGAAGTGGTCGCAAGACCAAATGATTGAAGTAAGACTGAGAGAACCTGATGATTTTCTCAAGGTGAGAGAAACCCTTACCCGTATTGGTGTTGCATCTCGTAAAGAAAAGAAACTGTATCAGTCCTGTCACATTCTACATAAACAGGGACGATACTTTATCGTTCACTTCAAAGAGTTGTTTGCTTTGGACGGTAAACATGCGAACCTTACTCCGAACGATGTTCAGCGTCGTAATCGTATTACTCAGTTACTATCTGATTGGGGTCTTATTGAAGTAGTAAATGCTGAAACTATTACTGAAATTGCACCTCTGAATCAAATCAAAGTTCTTTCATTCAAAGAAAAGAATGAATGGACTCTTGAAACAAAATATAACATTGGTAAGAAAAAGACCCAAGAGGCATAAATATATTGTCGCTCTTTCGTGCGCGACACGCTACATACGGAATATACGCTACGAAAGGAGGGGTATCCACACCCCTCTTTTTTTGTCTTCTGATATAATTATTAGTGGATGCCGAAAGGGTCCACACAACACAAACTCGCTTTATAAGGAGCTACCATAATGACTAACCTTGCACGATATGCTGCGTCTGATATTCCATCTCTGATGGAACAGATTACTCGCAATAGCATTGGAATGGACCAATATCTTGATAGGGTGTTTAATCAAACTGCAACAAATTATCCACCATACAATCTGATTCAAGTAAATAATGTAGAGTCTCGTTTAGAAATTGCACTCGCTGGTTTCAAGAAGGAGGAGGTTCATGCTTTCACGGAGTATGGAAAACTTTTTGTCGAAGGACAAAAACAAGATAAATCTGAGGACTGGACGTTTATCCACAAGGGAGTGGCTCAAAGAAACTTCAAACGATCCTGGACATTATCTGATGATACAGAGGTCTCCAACGTCACATTTGAAGACGGACTTCTTACAATTGAACTCAGAAAAATAGTACCAGATCATTATCAGCGTAAAGATTATATCTAAATATAATTGAATATCGTCGGCGCGACCAGAGGGGAAACTGGCACAATCCAGTTGACTCCCCTCTTTTTTATTGCTATAATGATTTGAGAGGCATCGTGTAAATGAGTATCAAACTTGCTGTTTTGAAATCTGGCGAAGATGTAATCGCTGATGTAAAAGAACTTATAATGAATGAGCGAGTTGTTGGATACATTTTTGACAACCCAGCAACAGTTCGTTTCTTAGATCCTCAATCGATATATTTTCCCGATAAAAGTATCGATATTGTTTTCGCACCATGGATTCCTCTTTCAGCACAGAAAGAGATTCCAGTTGATCCTGATTGGGTAATCACCCTAGTCGATCCTATTCCTCAAGTAATTGAAAAGTACAAAGACGGACTAAAAAATGGAAAAGCAAATCAAAGTTCTCATTTTAGTGAACAACTCAATTCTCCTCTCGCAGCTGACGGAAGTGAGTGCTGACCTTGGAGAACCAGACTGCAAGTTGATTGAACCTTATGTGGTTGTTCAATCAACTGGAGAACTATTGCCATGGTGTGTTGACCTTACAACGCAAAACACTTTCATGATCAGTTCTGATAAAATTTTGACCATTGCCGATCCTAACACGGCACTTCTTGAAAAATACAAGTCTCTTATTTCTTGATGCGCTTTTACACTAACGTTCAACTTGTCGGGAATCAATTTCTCGTTCGTGGTTATGATAATGGAGAACATTTTTCTCTGAGAGATGAGTTCAAACCAACTCTCTTTGTCGATTCAAAGAACCCAAAAAGTAAATATAAGACACTTGATGGCAAACTAGTTGAACCAATTCAACCTGGATATGTAAAAGATTGTCGTGAGTTTCTGGACAAGTATAAGGACGTTGAAGGATTCAACGTTTACGGAAATGAGCGATACATCTATCAGTATATTTCAGAAAAGTATCCTGAAGATGAGATAAAATTTGATATGTCTAAGATCAAGATTGTAACTCTTGATATTGAGACAAAATCCGAAGAAGGATTTCCTGATGTCAACAATTGCACAGAAGAAATTCTTGCCATAACAATTCAGTATTATGCTTCCAAGAGAATCATAACTTGGGGTGTAAAACCTTTCAGGAATGAAAAGAAGAATCTTACATATATTCAATGTTCTGATGAGCATGATTTGTTGGAGAGGTTCATTTCTTTTTGGGAAAGCGACACACCAGAGGTAATTACTGGGTGGAATATCCAGTTGTTTGACATGCCGTACATCGCTGGTCGATTGCGGCGTGTTCTTGGTGAGAAGAGGATGAAGAGACTGTCACCTTGGGGATTGGTGACAGAGCAGGAAGTCTTTATCAAAGGTCGCCGCAATAAATCTATGGATATTGGCGGCGTAACCCAACTAGATTACCTTGATTTGTATAAGAAATTTACTTATACTAATCAGGAATCGTATCGTCTTGATCACATTGCTGATGTTGAACTGGGGCAAAAGAAACTTGACCACTCTGAGTTTGAAACTTTCAAGGACTTTTACACAAACAATTGGCAAAAGTTTGTAGAGTACAACATCGTTGACGTGGAACTTGTTGACCGTTTGGAAGACAAGATGAAACTCATCGAACTTGCCCTCACTATGGCTTATGACGCAAAGGTAAACTATGCTGATGTGTTTTATCAAGTTCGTATGTGGGACAATATTATCTACAACTATCTTAAGAAAAGAGATATTGTAATTCCCCCAAGAAATAGGTCCCAAAAAAACGAAAAGTATGCTGGTGCTTATGTAAAGGAACCAATCCCTGGTAGATATGATTGGGTTGTGAACTTTGACCTTAACTCACTGTATCCACACCTCATTATGCAATACAACATCTCACCAGAAACTCTGGTAGATGAAAAGCACCCAACAGCAAGTGTTGATAAAATTCTTAATCAAACTATTAATTTTGAACTGTATAAAGATTATGCAGTCTGTGCGAATGGTGCAATGTTCAGAAAGGACATTCGTGGATTTCTTCCTGAACTAATGGAAAAGATGTATCAGGACCGTGTTATCTTCAAAAAGAAGATGATTGAGGCAAAGAAACAATATGAGAAAACTAAGAATAAAGAGTTGGTAAAAGAAATTGCCCGCTGCAATAACATTCAGATGGCAAAAAAGATTTCTCTTAACTCCGCTTATGGTGCCATTGGTAATCAGTATTTCCGATATTACAAACTCGAAAATGCTGAAGCAATTACTTTGAGTGGTCAAGTATCAATCCGTTGGATTGAGAACAAAATGAATACTTATCTGAATAAACTTCTTAAGACGGAGGATGTTGATTATGTTATTGCTTCAGATACTGATTCTATCTATCTTAATATGGGTCCTTTGGTTGAACTTATATTCAAAGGAAGAGAGAAAACTACTGAAGGCATTGTCTCGTTCCTTAATAAGATCTGTGAAATGGAACTTGAGAAGTATATTGAAGGTTCTTACCAAGAATTGGCTGACTATGTGAATGCATATGATCAGAAGATGTTCATGAAACGAGAGAATATTGCTGATCGTGGAATCTGGACTGCGAAGAAGCGTTACATTCTCAACGTTTGGGATAGTGAAGGTGTTCGTTATGAATCACCTAAACTAAAAGTGATGGGTATCGAAGCAATCAAATCATCAACTCCTGCTCCATGTAGGAAAATGATGAAAGAATCTTTCAAAATCATGATGACTGGTACGGAAAGTGATATTATTACCTTCGTATCAAACTGTAGAAAAGAGTTCAAGTCTCTAAAACCAGAAGAGATATCATTCCCTAGGTCTGTTTCTGATGTTGAAAAATACAGATCAGTCAACTCGATCTATGAGAAGGGTACACCAATTCATGTGAGAGGAGCACTTCTTTTCAACCACTACATAAAACAGAAAAAACTAACTCACAAGTATTCCCTAATTCAAAATGGGGAAAAAATCAAGTTCTGTTATCTCAAAAAACCAAATCCAATTCATGAAAATGTTCTTACATTCATTCAAGATTGGCCAAAAGAACTAGAGTTAGAAAAATATATCGATTATGACCTCCAATTTGAGAAAGCATTTTTGGAACCTCTAAAAACTATTCTTGATGCTATTGGTTGGTCTGCAGAAAAAACAGTAACTTTGGAGTCGTTCTTCTCATGACATTTGATAACGAAGATAAAAAGGACAAGTGGAATCGTGGATTGGATCTATTTGTAGAGTCTGTCCTGAAACCAGATCAAGAATTACGTCAGTGTGCCCACAATCAAAAGTGCTACACTGAACTGATGGATGTCCGCCAGAATGTGCTAGAATATCTGAACAGCATGAGGTGGCATTGATGGATTTTTTGAAAGACATTGTAAAAGAAATTGGTGATGATTACACCAAACTAGCATCGGACATTGATGAAACTGAAACTTATGTTGATACAGGTTCATACATTTTTAATGCACTGGTTTCAGGTAGTATATTTGGCGGTGTATCTGGCAATAAGATTACTGCTATTGCTGGAGAGTCTTCTACTGGAAAGACTTTCTT